GACGACATTTTGCGCGTTTACGGAAAAAACCGGAGAAAAAAATATGAGCCAGAAAAAGCGTAGCGATAAAAACAGCGTCACCGCCGCCCTCGGTGGTTTTAAGGGTGCAATTGAAAGCGTCCCCTTGCCGCAGGGCGTTGAGTTGCGCAGCGAAGACGAAATGGTAATTTGGGGTCAGTTCACGCGCGCACGCGCACGCGAGGATTGGCGCGATATGGACCTACTTCTTCTGGCCAAGGTCGTAAGGATGGAAGCAGACATCAGGCAACACCAAGCAGCGGTTGAAGCGCAGGGCGTAATTATTGAAAACCAGCGAGGGACACCAATTCCAAATCCACTTCTGGCAATCATTGACACGGTTGAGCGCAGGCAGCTTGCTGTCATTCGCTCAATGTCATTAAACCAGCAAGCAAGCGACCCAAGAACTTTGAACGGAAGTGCCAAAAATATGCAGAGTGCAAAAAGCATTGCTTCAGACGCATCAGGGGGCGGCTTGATCGCTTTTCCTAAATGATGTCAACTAGGGGTGAAATGGTTTGCCAGTTTATTGAGACTTTTTGCCCAGTGCCAGAGGGCAAGATGGTTGGCCAGCCGTTAAAGCTGATGAAGTTTCAGCGCAAATTTATTCTTGATATTTATGATAACCCAAAAGGAACCAGTCGGGCATATCTGAGCGTTGGCCGAAAGAACGGCAAGTCTGCGTTGATCGCGGCGATCCTGCTTGCGCACCTTGTTGGCCCAGAGGCCAGACAGAATAGCCAGATCACAAGCGGCGCTAGAAGCCGAGATCAAGCCGCGTTGGTTTTTAAGCTGGCTGAAAAAATGGTTCGTTTATCGCCAGATTTAAATAAAATAATTCGTATTGTCCCCAGCCAGAAGTCATTGGTCGGTTTGCCGATGAATGTTGAATATAAGGCAATCAGCGCGGAGGCTGGAACGGCTCACGGTTTGTCGCCTGTTTTGGCGATCTTGGATGAGGTCGGTCAGGTTAGAGGTCCGACTGATAGTTTCATTGAGGCCATCGAGACAGCGCAGGGCGCACACGATGATCCTTTGCTAATTGCGATCAGCACGCAGGCTGCGACTGACGGCGATCTTTTTAGCATTTGGCTTGATGATGCCAAGAACGCCAAAGACAAGCGGATCGTCTGCCACCTATACACCGCGCCGGAAGACTGCGAGGTCATGGACAAAGCCGCTTGGAAGTCGGCCAACCCGGCGCTGGGCGAGTTCCGCAGTTTAAAAGATATTCAAGACTTTGCAAAACAGGCGGCTCGCCTGCCAGCAAAGGAAAACAGCTTCCGTTGGTTATTTTTAAATCAGCGTATTGAGGCGACATCGCCGTTTCTTTCCAGAGCAGAATGGGAGGCCAACAACTCAGAGCCAGAGGTTGAGCCTGGTATGAGCTGTTATGCTGGTCTTGATTTGTCGGCCAGCCGAGATTTGACTGCTTTTGTAATGGCCTTTCCAATTGATGACGGCTATCACATTGTTCCGCAATTCTTTTTGCCTTCTGATGGTATTCGTGAGAAATCAAAGAATGATAAAGTTCCGTATGATTTGTGGGCAGACCAAGGCTTTCTGACCTTGATTGATGGTCCGGTAATTATTCCAGCAATGGTTGCAAGAGCTGTTGCCGAGGCTTCCGAGCGTTACGATATATCGCTTCTGGCTTATGACCGCTGGCGCATAAATGATTTCCAACGTGAGCTGGATGCAATCGGTGCGCAGGTTCCGATGACTGCGTTTGGTCAGGGGTTTAAGGACATGGCTCCTGCGGTTGATAAGCTGGAGAGATTAGTTGCTGAGAGAAAATTGCATCACGGGGGCAATCCTATTTTGAATATGTGCGCCGCTGGAGCTGTTGCGGAGCGTGATCCGGCAGGTAATAGGAAGCTAAATAAAAGTAAAAGTGTCAGCAAAATTGATGGCTTAGTGGCACTGGCTATGGCCTTGGGAGCTTCATCCCATGATGAGCAGGTTATGTCTTCGTCTCCTTGGGATGACCCTGCCTTTACGATTGCCGTTTAATGTGTTAATTTGCAACAAACATCGAGGACGCTCGTAGATGGCTTTATTTGACCGCTTTCGCAAACCGGAAAGTCGCAACTTAGAAAACCCAAGCTCACCTGTATCAGCAGAGGATTTTCTGCAAGTTATGGGTTGGGGTGAAATGTCGGCATCTGCTGGCGTTACGGTTAATACTGACACCGCTTTAGGTGTTCCTGCCGTTTGGGCCGCTGTAAATTTCCTGAGTGGTACGTTGGCTGGATTGCCGCTGCACGTTTACCGAAAAACCGCCAACGGACGCAAAAAAGTTTCTGGACCGCTTGAGGGCATTTTGCACGATGCGGTAAATGAAAATATGTCATCATTTGAGTGGCGCAAATATATGTTCGACCAAGTATTCACTGGTGGACGTTGCGTTACTTACATTGAGCGGTCTGGCAATGGCGCTGTCAAAAACTTGTGGCCGCTTGACCCGAAATATACTCGCGTTGAGCATCGCACCGAGGGTCGCCGTCAGGTTCGCGTTTACCTGCACAATGGTCAGACCTATTCCGCCAGCGAAGTTTTAGATGTTCCGTTTATGCTGAAGTCCAATGGTTTGGATGTGCGTGGGCCGATTGCAACCAACCGTGACGCAATTGGCATGGCTATCGCTGCAAGCCGTTATGGCGCAAAGGCGTTTCAATCTGGTGGCATCCCGCCAGTGGTGTTGCAGGGTCCGTTCCAAAGCGGCGCGGCGGCTGCTCGGGCGTCTGATGACGTTGCCAAGACCACTGCGAAGCTGGCTCGCGAGGGTCGTCCGGTAATGGCGCTCCCAATGGGCCACGAGATGAAGCAGATCGGCTTTAACCCAGAGCAGATGCAGTTGATTGAGTTGCAGCGTTTCAGCATTGAGCAGATTGCGCGCATTTACAGCTTGCCGCCTGTTTTCCTGCAAGACCTGACGCATGGCACATTTAGCAACACTGAGCAGCAAGATTTGCACTTTGTAAAGCACACGTTGAAGCGTTGGATTGAGCAGGTTGAGCAGGAAATGAACCTCAAATTGTTCCCTCGCGGTTCAAAGCAATACATTGAGTTTAATGTTGATGGCTTGCTGCGCGGTGACTTCAAGACCCGCATGGAGGCTCACGCGACCACTATCCAGAACGCAATCCGCACTCCAAATGAAGTTCGCACGATTGAAAACATGGAGCCGCTTGAGGGTGGCGATGACTTAATGATCCAAGGTGCAACAGTGCCTATTTCCGGCCAAGGCGGAGGCTTTGATGCCGATACCTAATGATGCAATGGCAGATGAGGCACAACGCGGTCTTGATTGGCGAAGAGAGTATGGTCGTGGCGGAACTGAAGTTGGCATAGCTCGCGCTAGGGACATATCAAATAAAGAGAATTTAAGCATTAGCACAGTTCGCAGAATGTCTAGTTACTTCGCCAGACATGAGGTTGACAAGGAAGCTGAAGGCTTCAGGCCAGGTGAAGATGGATACCCAAGCAACGGTCGTATCGCTTGGGCGCTCTGGGGCGGTGATGCTGGCCGCTCTTGGGCGAACAGGATTTTGGAGCAAGAAGACGCAGATAGAAGCCGTGTGGACGCGGGTGGCGCTTCTGTGTTATATTTGTCAAAACATATGGAGGCCGCGATGGCTGAACGTGAAATTCGAGCAATTGCGCAACCTCTTGAGGTTCGTGAAGATGAAGGCGATGCGATCCGTGTTTCGGGTTATGCTGCGGTATTCGGCGAAGAGACAAACATCGGCGGCATGTTTACCGAGGTGATTGAAAAGGGCGCATTTTCAAGCGCCCTTGAGCGCCAAGATGACGTTGTTTTCCTAATCAATCACGATGGTTTGCCTTTAGCTCGCACCCGCTCCGGCACTTTGAGATTGATTGAAGATGAGCGCGGCTTATTTATGGAAACAGAGCTTGATGGTTCTGATCCAGATGTTCGCAGCATTGTTCCAAAAATGAAGCGCGGCGACCTTGATAAGATGTCTTTCGCATTCATCCCCACCCGTCAGGAGTGGGATGACAGTGGCGATATTCCAAAACGAATGATCCAAGACTTGCAATTGCACGATGTCGCTATTGTCACAACTCCAGCCTATGATGGCACAGAGATTGGTCTTCGCTCACTTGAGACGCATCGTGCGAACGAAACAAAAAACCAAGCTGCGAGACGACTTCGCATGAAGGCTAAGTTTTAACGAGATAACGGCGGTTCCCGCTGTTTGCCCGTTTATTTCCCCCGCCCTTGGGCAAGGCATTTTAGAAGGAGGCCAAAATGGCTGATCTTAAAACACTGCGGGAGCAAATGGCAAACATTGCCACCGAGGCCCGTTCCAAATTGAACGAAGTGACCGACGAAACTCCAGAGGCTCGCGCTTCTGAAGTGGAGCGTGAATTTGACGCCATGATGGCCGATCACGATAAGCTGGCTGCAAAAGTTGAGCGCCTGCAAAAAGTTGAAGCTGCGTTGCGCGCTGGTGACAGCGTTGATCTTGATCGCCGCCCAACATTCGAAGATCGTTCTGCGCCAGCCGTAGACGAAGGCTTCAAAATGGACTACCGCGCAGCATTCGCTGAAATGATTGCTGCTGGTGGTGATGCTTTTGTTGACGCAGAAGTTCGCAACGTGTTGCGTGAAAAGCGTGCGCAAGTTGGTTCCACTGACTCTGCTGGTGGCTACACTGTCCCAACTGAGCTTGCGACATTCATTGAGAAATCAATGATTGCAACAGGTCCGATGTATGGCAACGAGCTTTTCACAGTGATCAACTCAGCCGATGGCCGTCCATTCAACATCCCGACCGTTGATGACACAGCCGTTACTGCTGTTGCACACACAGAAGGCACACAGCCTACTGACGACGGTGGCAAAGACGCTACATTCGGTCAGAAGTCGGTTGGCGCGTTCTCATTCGACTCAGAGTGGATTCGCTGGTCTGCCGAGCTTAACGCTGACAGCATCCTCAACATGGAAAGCCTGCTTGGCGAGCTTATCGGTGAGCGTCTTGGCCGTATCGCCAACAGCAAACTGACAACTGGCTCAGGTTCTTCTGACGTTGAAGGCATTATGACGAACTCTGCTGAAGGCAAAGAAGCGGCTGCAACTGCGGCTGTCACGGCAGACGAGATCATCGACTTGATTCACTCTGTTGACCCTGCTTATCGCAACTCACCTGCAACTGCTATCATGATGAATGACAGCACGCTCGCCGCAGTTCGCAAACTTAAAGACGGCAACGGCAACTACCTCTGGCAGATGGGCAACTATCAAGCTGGCGTTCCACAGAACCTGCTCGGCTACAACGTTGTTGTAAACCAAGCGATGGACAGCCTTGCTGCCGCCAAGAAGGTCATGCTTTTCGGTGACATGTCAAAGTTCTACGTTCGCAAAGTAGGCGCGCCAAGCATCTACGTTGCGCGTGAGCGATTTGCTCCTGACTTCGGCATTTTGGGTTACATCCGTTTCGACGGTGTTCTCTCCAACACAGCCGCTGTTAAGCACCTGATCACGGCTGCTACATAACTATCAGAGAGGGGCTTCACGGCCCCTCTCACCACATTCTGGAGGGCATAAAATGCCAAAGGTTAAACTTCTGACATCAATGGCAGGTATCGACTTCTCGCACAATCAGGGCGATATTATCGATTGCAACGAAGCTGAAGCTGTGCGCTACATTAGCGCGGGTATTGCTGAAGCAGTTGAACCTGTAAAAGTCGAGAAGGCCGTCAAAAAGATTGCCACTCGCAAAGCAGTTAAGGACTGATTGCAATGTCATTGCCCGACCACCTAAAGACGCAAATCGTCACCGCTCCTGCGGCGACACCGATCACCTTGGCAGAGGTGAAGGCGCAGCTTCGTGTCGAGCACACTGACGATGATGACCTATTGACGCGCCTTATCTCTGTTGCAGTGGCATTCACTGACGCAAAAGGCGCGCTTGGGAAGGCAATGGTGACGCAAACTTGGGCAGACTGGATGGGGCCAAATCCGAGCCAGTCAGTCACTCTGGGCCTTGGCCCAGTTCAAAGCGTTACCGCTGTCAAGTATTACGATGAAGACGGAACATTGCAGACAGACACGCTTTCAAACTACAACGTGTTTGGCGTGCCTGAGCGCACAAAGGTTGAGCCAAAGTCTGGCTTCAACTGGCCTGTCACGCAAAGCCGTGACGATGCTATAAAGATTGAATATGTGGTCGGCTACGGTGACGCCACATCTGACATTCCTGATACGCTGCGCCACGCCCTAATGCTCTTGGTCGGGCATTGGTATGACAACCGAGAGCAGACGCAGATGGACGAGCTTGCTGACATTCCGTTCGGCTTTATGGAGCTTATCAACATTCACAAAGAGAGTTGGTATGGTTAAGGCTGGCCTGCTCAGAGAACGTGTA